ACCTTCGGCGTGTGCGATAGGCTCGCAGCCGTATTCGCCGTACAGATCCGCGTGCCATTGGCCTTCGTGTTCCGGCTCGAGCGCAATTCGGTGTTCGATCAATATGTCATTGAGCGCATCACTCAGCCCGCTCGGCGCTGCTTGCGGCTGGGCGGCGAAGAATGCGCGCGCTTCCTCGGCAAGTTCCAGTAAGTTAGAGTGATACTCGTGTTTCGCGTCGCCATCCCTCCCGGCACCAAACGAAAGACTTCCCATATCATCGTGCCCGTATTCCTCGGCATGGTCATCCGCCTTCTTTTCGAGCCACTTCGCTACCGCCTCGCCCATTGCCACGGGCGCAGCCTCACCGCTATGGGGCGCGGGGTCGGCTTGCGTTGCGCGCGCAGCAGCGTTGACGGCGTTATTCCCGCACTCAATCAGATAATTCGCCTCATCGAGTTGGGCTTGTAGACTCTCGATAGCGTCCGCAGCCTCGCTATCAATAACGTTGATCGCCTCACGCATCCGCTCGGGCATATCGATAAGCGGCTGTAAGTCCACCGGGTCACGCAAACGCTTCACCAGCGTTTCGCTGGTCGGCGCCCAATCGCTCGCATCTACCGGCACAGCGACGGGCGCAGCAGGGGCGGCGGCTGAACAGTCGCAAGGGCCGAGCAGTTCCGGTACGCCCCGATTGTTTGTAGAGCAATCGCTATCGTGCTGCACGGGGATCGGACCCGCAGACATTAGAAGAATGGCTCGAACGAATGCTTTCAGGTTGAAATCATCGAAACACCAGTCGAGCCCATTTGCCAGATCGAGGCTGTATAAACACGCCTCGGCTTCGATTTGCTCATCGCTCAGCTCTGCTACAGCCCCATCGCTCTTGTGGGCGAGCGCTGCTTCGCTGATTTTTGCCAGCGTATGGCGTGCTCTGTTTTGCGCCCAAAGGAAAAATTCATGGTGCGGGTTCGTAGCCACAAAGTTCTTAATATCGGCGCTGGCGATGTTCTGTAGTTCAGCAATAACAAAATCAGAAGGCTCGGTCCCAGCAAGAGCCGCAGCTATGACTTTTCGGGCACACGCCACGAAGTCGCTGGTGCTATTGCTACCCGGATAAAACCTTACGATTTCCGCGTCGCTAAGTTGTTTGTTCATGATTGTTCCTTTTTATGGGCAGCACAGGTGCGAGCCGCCGCACAGTTCTTCGGTAGCCCAAGCATCGCCGTTTTCGAGTGCCTTCTTGGTGACCATTTCGTCTTTGCCACAGCCGATGCAATGCAAGTACAGAACGTCTTCTTCTGTGGTCTCTGTCGTTATCGGCTGGCGCAACCATGCATCGAAGTTCAGCATGGCAAATCCTTTCCGGATGCCGTTGCACGGGGCTTGGCGAGCCACAAAACTAGGTTTTGCAATGTTTCCTCGAATACCTGCTTGGCAGTGTGGTCGGCTGATATCTGGCCTTGCTGATATGCCTTCCAGCAATGGTCCAACACGTTTTGTGTCAGCGGCGGGAGCGTGCCAGCGAGGAATTCGGCTCGCGCATCCCGGATGCCACGCTCGTAGCCCCTTTCTTCCTCGCGATGCAGGTCCGTTTGGTGTTTGGATTGCATGCCGTAAATCTCTCGATGCAGATCGGTATCTTCGGCATTGCAGCGCCTAACACGCTCTTCCATTTCCCGATATTTCGCAATATCGATATGGCAACGCGGCTCATGCATCTCATTCGGACCGAAATGTTCTCGCGCGGCCGCAGCGTCCGAAAAAGTCTCGTCGCAGTGGAAGCAGCGCCACGGAAGCGCGGCCGCGTCAGAAGGCGCATAGTCAAAATCATGCTTGCTCACTTCACCTCTCCCCGTACCAAATCCTCCATCGAATCCCCACTCGCTACCGGATGCATTGCCTTCCTCGCTACGAACTCCTCGTGCGCGTCGCCAGCCTGTATTGAGTCCCATCGCGGATGTTTAAGTGCTTGCCTGATTGCATAGATGACGACTGCGGCAGCTAGGAGGCAATAAGCGACGAAGAGGTAGTGGGCGGGGGTCATGGGTTACTCCGGTGCGGTTGTGAGTTATTCCGGCGTCAATTCATATGGCACTGGCTTCGGAAACCACGAAGGCAACTGGTCGAATACTTCGCGCAACTTCATGATTCCGCCAAATACTTCCATGTCGCCTATGCCACTCACCACGAACACGAGCGCGCTATCGGCATCCTTCGTGAAGAACCGTATTGCATCGAAATGCTGGCCGATGGCGAGAGCATCTTTCAAATAACTCGGATTGATTGCGCCGGAAATGCCCTCGGTGTAACCAGTGGCCGATGCGACGTTTTCGATGCGCGGGAACGCGCCCTCGATCATCGAGTTACCTGGCTGGATGAATGTAGGCATGCCGACCTCATCATTCACGCAGGCTGAGCCATTCGACATAACATCGAACGTCGATTTCGCATTGCAGTTTTTCAGACCGTCTTTCTTGATCGACACGATAAGCTCACGCTCGGCATACCCATGCTGATCGTGCACAACCACATATCGATGGCCGTCCGTGGCAACGATCATCACTGCACCATCTTCGAGCGGGCGGATATTGATGCCGTTCAAGTAGTACCGGATATCGTTTTGGGCCATGAAGGGAAACGCAATCTTGATCGCCATGGAGTTAATGCGAGCGATCATGTGCGGCGCTTCCTTCGGCTCGGCATCGGGAATGCCATCTATCGCCAATTGCGCGGCTTCGTTCGGTGCGTTCATTTCTATCTCTCAATAAGAGGCGCAGACTGCGCGCCGAGGGGGTTAGGTGTGTTCGGCTTCGAGGTGGGCGGTGGTGGCGGGCCGAGCCGCGGCCTCGATGTGCCGGATCAGGGCGGCGCAGATTTGCGTGAAGTCCGATTCGTGATACAGCTTCGCGTTTTTATCCGTGGTCGCATGCCTGAAACCGAGGCTCGCTAGCCCATCAGCACTCAAGCCGATGGGTGCCAAGCGCTCATTGATCACTCCGAGGCGCAGTGTTGGCGGCCCATCAGCAGCCACGCGAGGTGCCGGCACTAGTCGAGCGGGCGCGACCCATGGTGCTGATGCTTGCTTTGCTGGCTCGACAACGGGTGTCGGCTGCACCACGGGCACCGCCGCTTTCTTCGCCGCTTCCGCCTGCTTGTGCTGCTCAATCCGGGTCGTTACCGCGAGTTCGAAGTCCTCGACGGGCTTCTGGATCAGCGTCTGCAGGTCGCGGAACAGAAAAGCATGTTCGGTGTGCGCCTTGTACCAGTCCAGCTTGGCGCGCAAATCCTTCGCTGCCGCATCGGCGGCTATCTTGCCGGTAGCAATAGCCGTATCGATCGCATCATGAAGGCTTGCAAGCGTCCGCTTGTTCTTCGCGGCACCAATGAAATCGGGCGCCTGAACGTCAATCGTCACGACCGCCAGCTCTTTATTCAATGCGGCGACGTACTCGGCATAGGCTTTGCGACCATCGGCGATAATCTCCGCCTTGATCTCTTCTTTGCGCTTGTTGACGAGTTTGTCTAGACTCAGCCGCTTGTCGCGCAACTGCGCCTTGATGTGGTCGACCGTGCGCATCAATTCGTCGATGCTGGCCGTTTGCGCAATGGCAGCATTCTTCGCGACTTCGAGATCTTTTTCGGCCTTCTCGCAGAACTTCACCGTTGCATCTGCTTGAACGAAATCCTCATCAGTCTTCAGGTCCGTTTTGATTCCTGAAATGAAGCGCTCCGCAGCCGCCTTGAATGCCGGCAGGTTGCTCGTGACGACCTCACCGCGGATCTGCACAGCCAGCGCCGGAAGCGCCATGATCGCCTCAGCCTGCGGCTTCTCAGGAAGGTCTCGTGGGACATACTCTGCTAGGTCGCGGTCAAACTGCTCCCAGCCAGCACGGATACGCTCATGCCACGCCGGGTCGGGGTAGACCTCCATGGACTCCATGTTTTCACGCGTGCCGTCCGATACCGTGAAAATCACTTTCTTGGCCGGCGTCACCATCGTGATTTGCTGGCACTGCGGCTGAAATTCGTCGGGCAGGATTTTCGCCTTGACGGACGCGGCGAGGGCGGCATTCCACTGTTTGTGCTCGAACGCCGTTTCATCCGACATCGTCAGGCCGTCGAGCGACGCCGACAGCTTCCCGAATGAATAGGTCACCGGGTACAGATCCTCGCCGATCATTTCCTCGACAATCGGACGCGCTAGCGCTTCGACTTCATGGCCGTAGTCCAGAATGTTAGTCTGAACCCAGTCGCTGAATTCCTTCGCGGTGCCGGTATGCTTCATGCGCAGTAACTCGGTTCGCTTGACCTTGGACGACAGGCCGAGCATTGATGCGGCTTCACTAGCCCCAAAATGAGTTAGTCTGAACTGAAGCCATTCCTCGCTTCCTTGAACCAAATTCTCCAGCTTTCTCATCTTGACCTCACGGAATATGTTTCCACAACTTACGATTAGCGATCTCGCTGGCGGTGCCCTGAGAAATTCCGTGCTCAGCGGCCACAGTTACGAGTGGAATGCCCAAAGCTCTCTTTGAGCGTATTTCGACTACATCGCGCTCGGTAATTTTTGACCAAGAGCATTTTTCGCCTTTGGGGGTGACAGCCGCTCTTATGGTGAGCATCTTGTTGCGATAGGACTGGTCTTCCCACATCCTGCGGCTCGCGGCAGACTTTCTTTCTTTTTCGTCCGGCAACGAGCATGCGAGCTTCATGGACTCGCTTTGTTTCTTCCTTTCTTCGGGGTCGCTATATCTAAGCTTTACGACTGCCGATATAACTTCGGAGTAGTTTTCCGGGAAGATCTGTAATGCCCTGGCTGCTGCCAATTTCATGCGATGACTTTCGGGCCTTACTTTCCACCTCTGGCCGCTCCCAATTTTTTCCCTAACCAAATCAGTTGGATTGCTAACGCCGTCGCCGCCATCCGTTTGATTTACAAGCTCACAACCATCACGACGCAGTTGTGATATTTGAAGAACCTCATCAGAAAGCGACTCAATTTCTGAGCCGCAGGGGAAAACGAATACCTTAATGTTTTCCTGTCCATACTTCGCGACGACGTTCCTGTGATGCGGATTCCTGCGGCGCAAATCGAATGCCCGTTTGCCACGACCCTTACCAACATAGAACGGCGATCCGTCCGGCCTGCAGTGAAGGTACGTATAAAACTGGCGTGCCGCCTCACTCATCATCGTGACTCCATGCATCAATCGTTAGTTTTTGATCTTCGGTCAGGCGCATCTTCGTCTCGATCATGGCTGTCAGGTCTGCGACCGACTTCTTCTTTTCGAGAATCAGCTTGCGCCACTCGGGAGTCTTCTTTTTGAAGTCCTCATCGGAGCAAGCCGGAATTATCTTGCTGGCTGATTGCGTGCTCTCACCGGAATTTCCCGACGATTCGCCGCCTTGCTCGGCTTTGTTTTCCATGACCTGTTTCCACGTTGCCTCGCCATCCTTGACCGCGCCATAGATGCCGCGCAGCTCGACTAACTCGGTGGGCGAGCAGGCGTCTAGAGAATGTCCGAGATAGGCGACCAGATCGGCGGCCTTCACGCCAATTTCGCCAAACGCATCGGCGATACGCTTGCGCTCGGCGCCTGGATCGCGCGCGGCCTCGTCCATACGGATTGCCCTGATTATTTCCTCGGCTTCATCCTGCAGGTCGCCGGGGATAATGCGCAGGCCCAGCGTGCGGATTGCTTTCGAGATCAGCGCGGCCCGCTTGTTGAGCAGGTCGTCATCGTTCGCGGGCACCGTGTAGACGAGCTTGTCGTAACTGTTCTTGCGCACGGAAATATACGAGCCGTCATCGGCAGGCTTGGAGCGCTCGACCGTCTTCGACACACGAACATCAAGCGGATAGGTCAGGTTCGATTCCAGATCCGTCACGCTGACGCAGTGGATTTCCTTCGTCTCGCCCTCGAACGTCATGGTCGTTTCAACCAGCACATTCTTCATGCAGCGAAGCGCGACCTCGACAAAGCGAATGCCAAGACCCTCGATGCCTTTCCCAATCGGCTTGCGGTAAAGCGCGCTCTTGTTGTGGGCGAACGATGGGCGCTTGCACTCGGCCATCAGATCCTGGCGGACCTGATCCCAGTTGCGCGGCTGACGCATCGCCATGACGTACCGGGCCTCGACCATCGCTTTAGCCTTGGCGGCAATGGCGGTCGATGCGGTTTCGACTAGCGCATGAGTGGATTCGTTTGCGCCAAATTCCTGGCGTGTTGTAAGTGCAGTGCTCATTGTGGTTCCTCGGTGGCCGCCGGCATCTTCTCGATACACTCATAGGGAAACTTTTCCTTGAGCGGCTTGATGTTCTTGTAGAAGTGGCTGCCAATCGACTCGGCACCCTTGAACTGGCTGAGGTCGTCCGTCGTGAAATTCCGGTAGTGATACAGACCCGCCGGCGCGCCGTATTTGTTCTTGAGTCGGATGGCCAGTGTCTGCGTTTCTGCGTCATGGCCGATGCTGTGGATCTGCGACGATTCAACGGCATCCATTGCGATTTGGGGTGTGGTGGTGCTCATGCCGCCACCCCGCTTGCGTCGAACGTCAGACATTTCAATTTCGATAGCGCGTCATCGATCTTTGCGGCGGATGCCTCGAATTCCTTGACCAGCTTGTTGCGCTTGGCAAGCAGGCACTGCACCTGGCCGGCAACAATGTCGACGTCGGGCGCATCAACTTCGATGGTGTGTTGGCACAACGGGACATAACCTTCGGAGACCCAGAACTTCGTCTCCTTGCCTTCCCAGAAATAGATCTTCGGGTTGGCCGGGTTAAATACATTAGGATGCGCATACAGCCATCCTTCGATCTTGATCTTCATTTTTCTCTCCTCTATTCGTTGTTCGGGCGATGCTTTCAGCGGATGACGCTATGTCTGGTTTGTTAGTCCAGTTCTGTATGCCCCGCAGCTTCGACGCACTTAGGCTCCACTCGGGTGTTTTGGGCTCCACCGACGGACAGCCGGTTTCTACGCCTACTGTGCGTGTCTCTCCACGCCGCACAACGCCATCCGCTGAAAGCCCGAGCATCCCGCTCGGATGAGCCTCTTTAGCCGGCCTGGCTTGGGGGATCAGGCGGAAACTTCTTCCCAAAGACCCTTTTGTTTCAGGGCAAACTCGGCGCTCATACCGTCTTCATCCTCGCCGTTCGTCCAATCGCCACTATCGAGAGCGCGCCAGTCGATACCGTATTCCTTGCAGACCAAAACGAGGCACGGCTTGCCGTAGAACTCATAGACATCATCGAGACGCCTGGACAATTCATCCTTGCCGTCAAGCCACAGCCACGCCTGCATGTGCTCAACCGAGCGCCCCGCTGACAGTCCGCGGCAGTCATTGGCTTTGCCCCATGCGAACGGCATGTATTCCCGGATTTCCTTGGCTGGGTCGGTCTGCTGAACCCACTCTTCTGCTTTTGCCTCTGGCTTCAGATGCGGCTTAGCAAGCTCAAATGGCAGGGCATAAATCAGGTCGCCGCTATAGAATCCAAACATATCGCCGGCCTTGGCCCGTTCAATTTCGGCTACGATTTCTTCGTTTGTTCTTCCCATCGCTCTCTCCAGATTCGTTGTTTGGTTTCTGTATCGGCTTAAGCGGCCGGATGCGCTCTCAAACCATCGGCCTAACCACTTGCTGCCCAGCCCCATGCATCGACGCAATTGCGCACCAAGCAAGGGCCACGAGCACCAGCAACGCATACACCGCGCGCGCTCGCCACGGGTAGCGCTTGCAGAAGCGCATCAAGGCTTTATCGGACTGAGCGCGAGCCATTACGCCACCTTGCAATGCGTGAAGTGGCGAGCAATGTGCTGCGGCACGAACAACCGGCCAATTTCCATCGGCCTCAAGCCACGCCGCGCATTCCGCTCTTTCTTCTCCGCAAGCTGCGCATCGTTCATTGCGGCGAGGTGGCGCATTTCGGCGGCCATGCGCTCGGCTTGGGTCAGGCGCACGCCGGTTTCAACGAAGCGAAGATCGATATTCGGGGTGAGTTTCATGCGGCACCTATAGGGTGGAGATAGCAATGAAGGAGGACGTAGACGATGAATGCGGCGGCTACCAGCATCCACCCAGCAATACGAAGGGCTCTATGGCGCTCGCAAGCTGCGCGGAGTAGGGCATTTTGGTTGGGTGTGTTCATTTCGGGAGTCGCCGAAGCGCATCGATCGCCGCGTCTTTCGTGGCTGCAAACGCGCGGGGACTTTCTTGAACATTTTCGAAGTCGGGGTGCGCAGCGCACCAAGCATCGCCATCCATGAAAGTACGGACATTCGGACCGCCATGATTCAGGCAAGCAAGCCCTGGCACATAGCCGCCATAACGGCCGTCGTCACGAACCATCTCGCCAGTGCAATAGTTCATGACTTTGGGGCTATCCGGCCTTTCGCCAAACGCTGGCTCATCGCAGAATCCAGCCGGTCCGCCAAAGCTGAACATCGGGACTGAGCATTTGCCTTCACCTTGCTCATTGAGAGCTTTGTGGTGATTGCTTATTCTGCTCATGACGTACTCCCGGTTGCTTTGGCGATAGCCGCCTCGGCCTTTGCGATATCGAAGTCGCCAACGCTATCGACCAGAATGGTTAGCGCTGATTGCAGTGCGGCGAGCAGTTCGGGCGCGGCAGCGAGAAGTTGTGCGTTGGCAGCCACCTCGCCGCTGCGGTGCATCGCCATTGTTTCAACCGACCCGTTGCTGGCCGTGGTGGCGATCGGGCGATCTCGCTCGTCGTAAATCGTGATCGCAGCTCCGAGACGATTTCTCAGGGCTCGCCACGGCCCCGGCGTATGCGCGCTCATGCCACACCTCCCTCTGCCGCCACTAACACACGCCGACATTCCGGCGTTACCGTTTTTGCCAAAGCCTCGCGTAACGCAGCTTCGACGCGATCACCAGCAGCGATATAAATGCGCCCAGCGGCCTCCGCATCTCCACGGGCACGATGCTGCTCGATCAATGCTTCTTCGATCGCCGTGAAGCCCTTGGCGACATCACCAAAGTCGGTCAGTGCCTGAGCTTCGTCATGTAGATTGCAAGCGATGGCGTCAGCATCCAAAGGTTCGCGGATCATGATGGTGTGCCATCCAGAGCTTCGAGCGCTTCCAGTTCGACCAAGGCGAGTTGCTTGGCGTTGGCCGCCGCGAGTCGCTCAAGCGAGTTTTCGAACATCGGGGCGAGAACGAAGCGAACGACCCGTGCAACCGATGACTTGTCTTCGTGGTTGTGCAGCGCCAGAATCACCGCGGCTTCGTCGTAATCGAATGCGCGGATCATTTGCAGCATCAATTCGACGGTGGGCGCGCTGGCGTATTCGGCGCGCAGGCGGCTTAGTTCGTCGGCGGCGATGGTCTTTTCGCGCTCGGCGATCGCTTTGCCATTCGATGCCATGCGCTGATAATGCGCAGCCGTTGCGTGCGGCGATTTGGCGATTGATTCTGCGCATACCATGCTCATGATTTACTCCGAGCGCTTAGTTATCGAAGAAGAAAACGATGCGATGGTTCTCGCCGTCGATTCCATCGAAACCACTGATGATTTTTTTCAAGCCCGCACCGACATAGAACGACGCCGGTACTTCAATCTCAAAATCTTCATGATCGCGAGCGTTGGTCGACCGACAATACGGAAACAAGAGGCTCCAATCGGGATTGCCGGTGGCGATGGATGCACGGAGAGCCTTTAATTCCTCAGTCGACTTCATGCCGCTGACCGCGATCGTCTGCGAGTCCAGAAACGCGGACATCGCTTTCAGTTCGTGCAAGAAGAGGTAGCTATGGCTATGGCCGTCGACACCGTAGCGCTCGGACATCTTTGCAATCTCGGCGCAGGCATCGAATGGCAAGCCTCGCGGCGCGAAGGAGAATTTGTGCTCTTCACGCACGCCAGCCGAAAGAAGCCCGAACAACTGGTAATTTCGGTCGGAAAATCGGTTCTTCCAGGAAACCTCTATGCCTTTGTCGTCGTCGCCGCAGTCATAGGCGGTCCACTCGTCGGCAGTGGTCCATTTGCCATCGACGCACTTCTCTTTGTAAAGGTGAATGTCGCAACCCATTTTTCTCTCCCAGTTATTAAAAATTCAGCCAGCGCACCACGTACCGCACATATCCGATTGCTTGCTCTAGCCTGTCAGCGAACGTGTGTGCATCGTCAGGCGTATCAGGCGCTTCCGGACGCAGTTACACGCAGGCCGTCCGCAATCAGGCGGGCAGCGAATGCGCGCAAAAGATGATCTATCAGTGCGCCGTGCGGCAGGGGCAGGGCATTCAATTCCAGAAGCTCGTGCGCTAAGCTAGACATTTCAAAGGTCCTTGGATAAGAAAAATTGACCTAGCCTATTTTTAGCGTTGGCCCCGATGTCGATTACGTGGTACTTGACGTCCTCTCGCCCTAATGGGCAGAGATTCCTTCTGCAAGCGCTCGACGTCCCGAGCGGAGAATGTTCTTGGCTCCATTGGTATCGCGATCATGAATACAGCCGCAACTAGAGCAAGCCCACTCTCTTATTCGTAAGCCCTTCAGCCCGGTTGGGCCGCTGCGCGAACCGCATGCAGAACAGGTTACGGAGGAAAAGCTCTCATTCACTTCTTCGAACGTGGCCCCGTGCGCAATCGCTTTGTAGCGGAGCTTGTCTTTGAAGGACGACCAAGACGCGTCATAGACACTTTTCGCCATCTTGGTTTTGGCGAGTTTGCCGGCGGATACATTACCGACGGCGATGTAATCGAAGCGGCGCACCAGATCGAGCGCCAGCTTGTGCTGGAAGTCGGCGCGGGCGTTAGCCGCCCTCGCGTGCAACTTAGCAATGTGACGCTTGTGTTTCTTGGCGCGCTGCGCGCAGGCGAGTTTCGCAGCAGCTTGGCGGCCAAATCGATCATTGGGAATCATCTCGCCGGTAGACAGCGCGGCGAAAGATTTCAGGCCGAGGTCGATGCCGACGCCGCTATTGATGGAGCGTGCGGCGACGTCGGCTATTTCGATCACGATGTTGAGGAACCAGTTGCCGCGTGCATCCTGAGAAAAATTCGTACCGTCCTTGATCTTGCCTTCTGGCAAAGGACGACTATCGAAGACGCGGAACGTGTTACCTGCGAAGCGAAAAGCGTCGCCTTCTCGCCTAAGGTCTCGGCCTTTAAGCGGAACCCACCCCAGCGATTTCTTGCCGCGATTGCGCAATGTTGCCTTCTTAAACTGCCTCCGCAATGCAGCATAGCGCTCACAGACGGCCTGGACGGTACAGGAGTGCAGGCCCAATTCCTTGCTACTACCGGCAGTCAGATTATTTAGATAGAAACCTGTCGGCCACTTCTTGCCCCACTTCAGCGCATGCCTCTGAGTCTCGTTGCAAAACCACCAGACGTAATTGACCGCTCGCGCCTGCTTATTCAGAAGACCGTTGAGAGACTTCACGCGGTAGCGATAGGTCGTGATCATTTATATTGCCTTTGATTTAAGCAGTGCTTACTGCATCGCACTTATTAAATGCGATCTAGTAAGGCTCTGCGCCCATCCGACTACTTCCAGCTATGCTGGCTTCGGCTCAGGCGCAGTTTTTTATCCTTTCGTGACCTTCGCCAAACTTCTCACCGCAGGTAGTCAAGCATCGACCTAGCAAGGGCTTCTGGCGTCACGTTTCGGCCAATTGATATAGGCCGGCAGGGCGAGTCCCTTTCGGGAGGCCGCTGCGTAATCAATTTTTAAAGAACCCGGAGACATCCCGGCGCGCCATTGCGCAAATTACGATCTCGTCAGTGCGGACACAATCCGCAGACCGCCGAAGCGGTTTCGATCTGGGCCGGGCTTTGGTCCGGCAGCGGCATATAACCTCCTTCGTGAGCCAATTTCCCGGGTCATGGCCGGGGCCGGTTACCTTCAAATCGCTTTAGTCAGCAACCTCGTTGAAGTCGCTGAGTACTGCGATCGCGTTAGGCTGCGAGTTTTTGCGCGAGGCAATCCCACGCGTCATCTTCAAACTCAATCGCAACATATTCTTCGAAGGAAAACTTGAGTCCGCCGCCATACTGCGGTTTTCCTTGTACTTCGACTGTCTGCGTTTCCGCATCGACAACGAGCAGGGCATAGCCGCCGTCCGTCTCGTACGTGCTGATGCCAAGGCCAGTTAAGCCATTCATATCGCCCGACGCCATCTCGCAGAAAATGATTCGGGCAAGATACGGCTCATCGTTCCAGCGATCCTTGCCGCGAATGAGCGCGCTCTTAAGGACTTCGGGAAGTTGATAACCCGAATAGTGCGTGTACAGATAGATGCGACTATCCTTGCCTTCGCCCCCTGAGTTTTGCTTGATAACAATGTTTGCTCGATCACCCATGATCTTCATCCCCAGTAAGCAGCTAAGCTGCAATTATCAAAACTTCAACCCGCGCACCATCTCGACCAGCATCAAAGCAAAAACGAGTGCTGCGAGGATTCCGTCTATTTGGTCGAGAAGGGTCATTTCGGAATCCATTCGGCATAAGCCTTGAGAACCTTCTTCGGCTCCCACTTCGCCCATTGCGTGAGAACGTCGACAAGCACCTTACGCGTGGTCCCGGCTTTATGAGCGCGCGCATCAAGCAATCCATCGGCGGTGATCATTTCTGCCAAAGCCTGTTTAGCGAGCGACTTATCCATCCGGTGCTGTGCGGCGACATCTTTCTGCGCAGCCTTGGCGGTGATCGCTTGAGCGCGCTTGTATGCGTCGAGCTGCGAATCGATGTTGCCGCGCTTCGCCAACGGGAGGTTCAACATGCCGTGATCTAAGCTCATGTCAGACCTCGACCGCTTGATACTTCGCCCACTCGGCGGCGATCCATGCAATTCCTTTGGGTGTGAACACGGCCTGCTGAAACGCTTGGCCGTTCTCGGCCACGCCAGCTTTCACATCGAGTCGAAGCGCGCCCTGCTGGTGCGAGTAGGGCATCAAGCGGCCATTCAGGCGGTAGACGACATTGTTCGTACGCAGGAACGTGACGAACTCGCGCTCGTTGGCGTGCAGCAGCTTCGCGACTTCGCGGATGCCTTTGTTGCCGGTGGCTTTTGTGTACTTGTCGTAGAAGTCGGCCTTCGGGGCTTGCTCGGCAAGAGTGATCTGAAGGGCGCGGCTCTTTTCCACCTGATCGGCCCATGCGCGGGCGGCGATGACCGGATCGGTGAAATCGGGTAGGGTGGGCGCGACCGGCGCGGCGATAACAGCCTCAAGTTCTTGCCAGCGATCAATGATCCGAGCGCGCATCTTGACGCTATAGCCCGAGACAATAATCATCGTGTCGCGGAAGTTCAGATGGAACTCGCTGTACGTCTGGCGGTTCTGCGGGTGAACGTAAGGGGTCTCGTTTCCGAAAACGACACCCTGCTCGATGAGGCTGCGAACCGTTTTGAGCACGTTGTCATGCGTGCTACCGACCAACTCCGCAATCTCGCGGCTCGACATCGTGACGACTTGGTTGCTGACGGCGACTTGCATTCTTCACTCCATCTAGTTGCAGCGGTTGGGCTGCCGACAGAATCAAGCATAAGGCATAGCCTAACGAAATGCAAGAGGCATTGCCTTATATTTTTCGATGGGGCGAAAAAATACCCGCGCGGAGCGGGTTTCGGTTCGGCAGGGTGATTCTACGAGGCGTAGTAGATGTCGAACATTTGGTTGGCCAGCTCGGTGCACCAGGCGATCACGGCAATAACATCTCTCGGATCGACAACGGGCGTCAGAGTGGTGATCTGGCCAGCGGCCGAGATTTCAAAATGAATACAGGTCGAGATTTTCTTGCGAGCTGGATTGCAGCTATTTTTTAGTTCGCGGTAACGGCCAAGATCGACTACCTCAGTCTCTCTTGGTGCCAGGTCGATGCTTACCATGATCTTTAATCCCCGAAAATTTCACAGCTTCTCTAACAGAGGAACGAGGGTCTTTTTTGACCTCGCGCTGATCTTGTTCCGAAAGATTGTCACGATATAGCAGGAGTAAACCCGAGATGTGCGTGAATATTTTTTGCGATCTCTCGCCGGCGCCATCGAGGGCGTATATCAGGTCGACCACCTCGGATGCCTGACTCGATAATTTGACGTCATTGCCAAGACCATGCTGCTGGCGCATGGGTTGCGAGCCAAAATCCAGGCCCCAAAAGTCCAATCCCGCGACGTCTGAAAAGTACGCAACCAGAGCATCCAGATGCTTCTTGTCAAGGCGGCCGTAATTGATCCAATCCGTCACGGACGGGGGTTGGACGCCCATTGCTCGCGCGAACGCTGCCTTAGAGCATTTCTTTAATTCGATGGCTTTGGCGATAGCCGCGCCTAGTTCAGGACCAGTAAGCATTGCCTAATTTAAACAAAATAGGGGGTCGTAAGGCAATGCCGCTTGATTTATGCAAGGCAATGCCTTATAGTGGTTTTTATGACAAAGAAACCTTTCCCGCCAATCATCCGCGCCTGCCGAATCCTCAAGGGGAAGTCCGCGCTGGCGCGCGCAGTCGGCGTTTCGCCTCCGACCGTCCAACAATGGGCATCGAGCGTTCGCCCTGTCCCGCCTAAGCATTGCGTTTCGATAGAGAGCCTGACGGATAGAAAGGTGAAGCGTCAACATTTGCGCCCCCTTGATTGGCATTTGATCTGGCCCGAACTTATTCCCGCTGACCAGATCGTCAAGGCGGCTCTCTCCACCGATGACGCGCAACCCGAAACCGGCGGCGTAATCGATGAAGAGGGTTCTGAGTAGTACTAATTTCATAATTCCCACCGGTTTTGCTTAAAAGCTGACGCGAGGACCGCCACGATGATTCAAGTAAAGGACATGAGCAAGGACGTTACCCGCCAATCCATCGGCGGATTCGGCGCTTTGGTCCCCGACGTATCTCGCGATATCGCTGAGGCTCGCCCAGCGAAGCCAGTCGCGGACGTTGCGCTGATCGCTGGCTTCGCTGTCACGCTCACAGCGATCTTCTGGAGCGCTCTGCATGCAACCGATGGTGAATCGCTGTTCTGGCTGATCGTGCTCTTTGGTGCGGTCGCTGCGATGTTTCCGGCTGATGCGGTTTGGCGGTTGGTGGAGTAAGTAGGGCGTTTGCATTTTTCTGAGGGGCTGGTTATTCGGCTCCTTTATTTGGCTCCAGATCAGACCTTCAACCATAGTCAATTCACTTGAACCTCAATGACAGACCTCGATTTGCGCGTCAAGCGCCCACTCAAAACAACCAGTGAAATCGACTGGCCCGCCTGGACTAGCGAGGCGAAAGTCATTGCTGACACGTTGAAAAACAGCGGCCTGCAAGACAAGAGTGTAGCCATTGAGATCGGCGTGGATGCCGCGGTGCTGTCCAAGGTGCAGACGGGTCAAGCAAGGCTGTCAGAGCCCCACATGGACGCGCTGATGGACGCCTGCGGGTCTGAGGCGTGGTTGCATTACTGGCTACTCAAGCGGGGCTATGACCCGCGCTGCTTGCGTCGCATTGAGACGGACCTTGAAAGTGAGAACCGTATTTTGCGTGAGCGTCTTGAGGTAGTTGAGCGGGAGCGCGAAGTCGAGCTTCGGCTTTATTCGAAAATCCGAGTTACTTCGTAGGGGATGGATCATGAGTGGATTCTGTGTGTATGGCGGTTCGTTGGCGATTGCTCGGGCGCGCGCCGAAAAGCATGTGCCGCTGCGCGACCCCGAAACCAAGCGCCCTTATACCGAGGCGGAATATCGCGCGCTGGTCGAGGAATACGCCAAGCGCACGTTTCCGCTTATGAAACCCCTGCAAATCAGCCCCGCCTTCGATGCCCCGCAATTCGCCGGCGAGTGGCTTTCTCTTGCCTCCAAAACCGATCTCTATCGGGACTTCTCGATCATGTGTCGGGGGGGGCTTCACGACGCCAAGGGCAACCCGAAGATCAGCAAGACTACCGGCCAACAGTTAATCGGCTGGGTCAAGTACGAGCCGGTTCCGCAGCGTCGCGCGGCATAGCCTAAAAAATTTTGCCCTTTTGTGAATGCGCGCAGCCGAACTGACAGGACGCAAATTATGAAAGTCGAAATGGGAAGAATCCCGCTCCGCATCTCATTGGACTCGCCAGCGATTGGCGACGTCTACCGCGCTAAAGGCGGTCGCGGCACCAAGTTTTTCGTGGTGGCAGCCATCACCGGGAACATTGCGCATGCGTTGGGCCTGAACGCCGAGGGCGATATCGTCAGCACGACTAGTTACGGCACCCATGTGTTCGCCAGTCGCGATTTGGTCGGGCGCGTGAATGACTTGGCTGAGCTGACGCTGAATATCGAGTGGGAGCCGATATGAACGCACGCATGCCAATTCCTGAAGATCCTCGCCTGTTCGATATCAATGAACTCGGCGCCCGCATGACTGTTGCCGATACCAAGGACGTGCGCCTGCACTTGTGGGGCGAGCTGCGCGGGAAGATCGACGAGTACCTTCGCGATGCCACGGCGACGGCTTGTGTTGGGAAGAGGGCTCAGTAAATGCCGGTACGGATGCTCCGCGAAGGAATCTTGACGAGCGAGCGTATTGATTTGCTCAGCCCCTCCGGAGAGGTTTTCTATCGTCGCCTGATGTCTGTGGTCGATGATTACGGCCGCTTTTCGGCCAACCCTAAGTTGGTGCGCGCTGCCTGCTACCCGCTCAAGTTGGATACGGTGAATGACGCGCACATCGCTGATTGGCTTCAGGAGTGCGCCAAGGCTTCGTTGGTTCTCTGTTACGAAGTCGCCGGTAAGCAGTACTTAGAGGTGCAGGATTTCCGTCAGCAAGTGCGTTCGAAACATAGCAAATTCCCTGATCCGTTATCGGTTGTTATCAACTGCTTAGCAGATGCAAAGCAAGTGCACGAATCTGCCCACTTAGACGGAGACGGAGACGGGGACGTAGTCGAGGACGGTAATTCCTCTACTGACGTAGAGGTAGCGATCGGCGATGCCGAATCGCCCTCTGGGAGCAAGGTTCCTGATTGCCCTCACCAGCAGTTGATTGAGCTTTACGCGAAGCATTTGCCTGAATTGCCTTACCCGAGAATTTGGGAGGGAGAGCGACAGAAGTCGATGCGCGCTAGATGGCGGTGGGTTCTGACGGCCAAGCAGAAGAACGGCCAGCAGTACGCCACGGATGAGGCGAGTGCCGTCGCCTGGTTTGACCGGTTTTTTTCGTACGTCGCAAAGAGTGATTTTCTGAGCGGCAGGAATGGCAAGTGGAGCGGCTGCGATCTTGGCTGGTTGGTGAAGTCTGAGAATTTCGCAAAAGTCGTGCAGGGCAATTACGAGAACAAGGAAGCGAAATGAACGCACCTCACGACCTACCAGAGGAAAGCCGGCTGTCAGTCCCGCCCCAGGCAATCGAGGCCGAGCAATCGGTGCTTGGCGCGCTGCTTTTCGATAACGACGCGATTGATCGCATTACCGAGTTACGGGCCGAGCATTTTTACCGGTTCGACCATCGGATTATTTTTGAGCATATTTCCCGATTGATCGTCTCTGGACGCAACGCTGATGTCATCACAGTGCATGAGGCGCTGGGGGCCGCTGGCAAGGCTGCGGATGTCGGCGGCTTGCAATACTTGAATGCACTTTCGCAGAACACACCCGGCAGCGGTGGCGTGCGGCGCTGGGCGGAAATCGTCATTAGCCGCGCCAAGCTGCGCGGGCTGATCGCAGCAGCCGATGAAATTTCAACCATGGCCTATCGGCCTGACGGGCGCGCTATCGAGGAAATTGTCGCCCTGGCGCAATCGAAGCTCGAGCCGCTGGCTGATGCGATCGCGCACGAACCCGCCTTCATTTCAACCTTCCTCACGCCGATCGTCCAGCGCATAGACGAAGAATTTCACGGTAGCGCGACGCAGAGAAAGGCGTATTCGACGGGCCTGCGCGATCTTGACGCAAAGCTGGGCGGTGGGATGCGTGGCGGCCAATTAATCATTGTGGCCGGTAGGCCGTCGATGGGGAAGAGCGCGATAGCCTTGGGTGTGGCGGAATCGGTCGCACAAGTCGGTGAGCCGTCGATGTTCTTCACGCAAGAAATGACGGGCGACGAGTTATCGTCCCGGTCCTTGTCGCGCGCGTCAGGCCTGCCGCTCGAAAAAATTCTAGATGGCGCGAAATTCAGCAGGGACGACAACGACCCGGATTGGAGGATGCTTACCAAGGGCGTCAGTCAACTCGCTGACCTAGCCTTGCTGATCGACGAGACGGCGGGTATATCGCTACCCCAAATTCAAGCCCGCGCACGCGCCGCTAAGCGCAAGCATGGTCTTGGCCTGATCGTTGTCGACTATCTCGGCTTGATGGCAGCGTCTCAGGGCAATAATCGCACTGAGCAGGTCGGTGCCAACAGCCGTGGTCTCAAGACGCTCGCGAAACAGCTTGGCATCCCGATTGTCTTGCTGGCGCAGCTCTCCCGTAAATGCGAAGAGCGTACCAACAAGCGCCCGATGATGTCGGACCTGCGCGACTCCGGCGAAATTGAACAGGATGCGGACGTGATCCTGTTTCTGTATCGCGATGAGGTTTATGAGCCGGATTCACCCGATCGCGGAACTGCCGAAATAAACATTGCCAAGCAGCGCAATGGCCCGACTGGAATTGTTCGAGCTGCGTACCTGGGCGAGCGGACCATGTTCGCTGATATGGCGCCGGGTTACGTCGCAGCCCCGCACAAGGCACCAGAGAAAGCCCGTAGAGGTATGGAATGACCTCCCTCCACCTCCCCACCAAAGCCGCCGCGAAGCCGAGCAAATACCGCAATAAGGTAATTGTGATGGACGGGTTGAAGTTCGATAGCAAGCGCGAATACGCCCGCTGGTGCGAACTGAAATTGCTTCAAAGCGCCGGAAAGATCCGCAACTTGGTTCGTCAAGTCGAATTCAAGTTGGCGCCCGCAGTTTCGATCAAAGGCAGGAAACGGCCGGCATTGAAATATATCGCGGACTTCGCCTATGACGATGGACCGCATTGGGTAATCGAAGACGTGAAGGGAAAAATCACCGAAGGCTACCGCATAAAGCGACACCTCATGGCGGTGTTGGGCTTTCAGATATTGGAGACCAAATGATGCAGCAAGAGCTAACCGATTGGTTTGGACCAGACGTTCATCCCGTGCATGTGGGTTGGTATCACACAGGCGTCGATTGGCGCGATCCACAGAAAGACGATTCCCTTGAGTCTAAATTCAACTGGTGGTGGAGCGGCAAAGAGTGGTGGGATTTCCAGCCAAGAAGCCGCGAGGACGCCGAAGTCTGTCGTGTCCAAAACCGCTATTGGCGCGGCCTGGCATCCGATCCTGCAAAGGGAGTAAATCATGACTGATTCAGTACGAGACCAGATCACGAGATATTTGCAAGTCGCGCATCTGGCGTCGCGCAATGAGATTTTCCGTGACGTCGACGCACCGGCAAACACGATCAAC